GACCCCCCGCCAACCGAACTTAAAACGTTAATCGGATTGGAGGTGTCTACACCCGATAGCCGCAGCAACACCACAGCATCCCTCGACGAGCCGTGGCTGAATGTGTAACTGCCTGGTTCACTCCCCCCGGCAACCTTCGCAAGAACCTCAATTGCTCGCAGGCTGCCCGGTGAACCTGAAAGTAGGCTGCCGAATCCAGGGGATGTGACGGGAAGGTCACCAGTTCCGTCCGACACCTCGACGAGAGCGACGAGGTAATCGCCGCTCTGAGTCCCAGCAGGCTTTGTGACGCTTACAGATGTCGCCTTTGTGGACAGCGAGGCTGTGCTAAAGCTTTCAACTACAGGCACAGACAACAGATCGCTCCGTCAACTTGACATTGGCGTGATCGCCATCTGCTGATTGGACGAGTGTCGCGGCCATGGCTTAGAGCGCGAAGATGCCGCTCGCATTCCATGTGATGGTTATTGAGCCGCCGTTGGGCGTGACCGGCAAACCCGTCTGGCCAGTGTCGATATAGGCCACCAGCCGCCATGTCGTGTTGGCACCGGCATTCTTGCGATAGATCACGAGTGCCTCGACCGAGTTGCCCGATACCGCGCTGAACGTCACGTCACCACCATCGACAACGCCATTCGTCAGCGTCGGCGTGGTGATTTCCTGATCGGTCCCAACGACGCCGGAAAGGCTCGAATAGAACTCATGGGCTGACGAATAGGTGTAGGTGCCAGTATCCACCAAGGCCACATAGAGGCCGGTCGTTCCCGACCCGGTGATGGCGCTGTTTGCCGATGCGTTGAGCAGCGCCTCCTTGTATTTGGGATAGATTGCGTTTGCCATTATTGCAGTACCTTCCTGGAACCTGCGGCCTTGCCGGTCTTGGGATCACGAACAAGCTCATTCGGAGCCGCTGCAATGCGCATCAACTGCTCTGTCTGAGCGGCTGCGGCCTGCCCTTGCTGGACGATCAGTTGCCCCAGCATCCCAAGGCCCTGCATGATGACTTCGGTGCCGGATTTCACGGTTTTCTGGCCGTCCGGGCCTTCTTCTTCGACGCCGCCGTTCTCCAAGGCTTTCGCATCCCGGTTGGCGTTCATTTCCATGACGCGAAGGTCGTAGGCGTCGTTGACCTTCTGGCGCTGGAGAGCCATGTCGTCGTCATGCTTCTTGCGCGCCAAATCGGACTGCTGCTTAGCCTTGGCCATGTCCACCGACTGGTCCTGCTTCAACTGCTGGTTTTCCTGCGTCAGCGTCTGTAGCTGCTGCTTGCCTTCCTCGATCTGCTTCTGAAGCTCAGGCGGGATTTGCCCAGAATTCATCTTCTCGAGCTTTTCAGCAATGTCGTCCGCGCCCGGCCAATCAAGATTCTTGGCCAGTTCAGGCACGATGACAGGGGCGGCCTGCGGGAATGCCCTGAGCGCTTCCGTCATGGACGCTGCGGCTTCTTCCCTGCGCGTGGTAAAGCTCGGCCCAGTCGTGACGGTGAGGTCGTACTTGCCGGCTGTCAGGTCGTGGAGCGCCATGATCGGCTCGCCAAGTTCATCCTTCATTGGCTGGCCGGTCTTCGGGTCTTTCACCTGATAAGGCGCATTGACCTGCTTGGCGTCCTGCGACCCATCCTCTCCAATCACGCGCAATATGCGCTCGCTGTCATACACGGACGGAATGAGGTCCAGAACAATGCGACCTGTATGGCGAATGGCGCGAGCCATGTTGTCTACGAAGTGGAAGGTGGAAATATCCCCTTCCCGCTGGCGCGCCATGATGGCCTTGCCGCTCGTTTCGTTCGACCGCGCACCCAAGGACGCATCGTACATGCCTACAATGGCCTTGATGTCGTCAGAGGCGTTCAACGCCTCCTGCAACGCTCCTGCGGCTGGTCCGGTGTCGAGTGGCTGTCTCTGCGGTGGCACATTGCCAGCAGCCGGAACAGGATCGTACTCAAGGAATGCATGGCTTTTCGTGTTGGCCGTCTGCCAGCGGGCAATGTCGCTGTCGAACGCCCCTTTTGGACCGATGAACGGCACTTTGGGAGCAAGCGCGATGAGTTCTGCACCCGTCGTGCGCCAGTAGTTGAATGTCCTCTGTGCATCCTTGGCGTTGTGGATCAGGGAGCGGAAATACCGTTTCCCCTGCACGTCGAACTCGTCGCCATAGACAGGAACGATGGGAATATAGCGCCCCGGCCAATCCTTGCTTTCGAGGATTTCCGCGCCGGACATGAAATGCTGCGTGACCTTGTGCGATTTGACCTTGCGCTCGCCATGCGGCTGCAACAGGCCCATCTCCAACTGCACGATCAGGTCAGGGTCGGTCTCAAGCTGCTGCTTGCTGTAGACCTGTCCGCCCTGCATGCGAACGATGATGCGGTCTACTTCCTCACGCTTCCAGTATTCAGCGACCAGAACATCGTTTTCAACGCGCCACGGTTCGCCCGCCGATGCCCACCCGGTATCGTCCCAATCAACTCGGGCCTTGTCGCCCCATTGGGCTTCGAACTGGTCCTTGGTCAGCCGATCAACGACGAAAGCCGTATTCCAGTCCGATGAATCGGCCTCAGTTGAGTTCGGGTCGCCATAGACCGAGAACGGGTTGATGACACGCTTGATCTGGATATCCATGTCGAAGCTGTCATCGAAGGCGTAATCCAGCCCGACACGCCAATAACCGAAGCCCGCGGTTACCGCGCATTCCACGCCGGTATCATAGGCAACATCAGCCGATGATGTGTATTCGATGTTGCGGATCAGGCCGTTGATGACATCTGCTGTCTCCACATCTGCGCCACTGTCGGCAGGATGCACCTTGATTGCCGGCTTGTTCTGTCGTGCATCGTTTACGACCTGGCGGATGAAGGCCGGCAGCTTGTTGATGGTGAGGCACGGACGCCCCTCCTTCTCGCGCTGCTTCATGACCGCTTCCGGCCATTGCTCACCTAGACGCGCAAAGCGCACGTCATCGATTGCAGTCTGCCGGTTGTGATCGGATGCGTCGGATGCCTCGGTAAAGGCGTCCTTGGCTTCCTTGAGAAGATCATCGTCAGCCATTACGCCATCCAGCTTCCAGCGCCGTACGTGACAGGCTTCGGCCTCGGCCTCGGCTCATGCACAGGCTCGGCAAACGTCAGCGCCACCGCGTCCCACTCATCAGGGGAGCGAAGGCCACGCTTGCGAATGTCTTCTTTGCTTTCGAGAACGACGCGGCTCAGGCTGTCGTATTTGTAGCCCGGAGCGCAGGCATCGACCTGCAAACTGTCTCGGTCCGGAATGCTGGTGCCGCCGGCTTCCTCCAGCCATTCCTTTGATTTGCCCCACATCTCGGCGCGGCGATTGGCATACCCGCCTTTTGGCCTGCCTGCCTCGTCTAGCGGTTGGGGCTCAAACGGTGCGGAGCCGAAGTTGATGGCGCGGACAACATCGCCGTAACCCATCTCCAACAGCCGGTCATAGACGCCAGCACCAACACCGCCCACATCGATGAACATGCGGGCTGGTTTCTCGGTATCAATGACCTGCTTAGCCCAACCGGCACCCGCCATCGTGTCGAGCTTCGAACGGCTTTCGACCTTCTCGACCTTGCGACCGCGACGGAATGCCATCGAGTGACGGTCGGCACCCTTCCAAGCTGGGTCATATCCGATCACCAGCGGGCCAGACGCCTCGACCGTCGCCTTTCTGGACTTGAGGACCAATTCAGACGGGATGAAGCTGTCATGCCCTGTCATCTGGAAGGCTTCCGCTGCCGTGGCAGGATATTCCTGCTTGAACAGCATCGGGTCTTTCAACTCGGCAATCTTGTTGCGCCGCCAGACCATCTGTTCGACTTCGAGGTTGTGCGCTTCCATGTAGCCGCGCCCCTCGTCGTCCAGTTCAAATCCGTCTGGCATTTCGCGCCGATATTCAGGCTGCCAGAACCACGGAATGAAGATGGCCTGATAGTCGCCGATGCCCTGCTCTGCCTGCTGCCAGCGCTGGTGAAATTCGCCGCCCATGCCGTTCGCGGTGGATTCCAGGATGATTTCAGTTCCCGGCAAGTCAGGGATGGCCTGGACAACACCAGCAAAGTGCGTTGGCGCGTTGGGCCAGAAGGCTACTTCCGAACCGTGGAACAACTGCACCGTCTGAGAGCGGCCAGTTGCCTTTGCCCCTGCCGTGCCGACTGCGTAGCCGCTTTCCAGCCGGTCGAAATACAGTTCCTTGGCGTTGGCTGCTGACGTGCTCGGTTTCACAAGCGTGGGAACATGCTGATGATAGCGATCCACCATGCCGAACAGGTTGTTGGTGGCATCCTGCTCATGAGTGAGAATGAAACAGCGCAGGCCCTTGTGATGTGTAACGCGGTGATAGAAGCGCCCACCGACATAGGTTGATATGCCTTGCTGTCGTCCTTTGAGGACCAGCGCGCGAACCCTGCCGGTTTCCGCCTTCTGTGCCTCAAGCCTCGAATGCAGGTAGGTTTGCGCCTCATTCAGTTGGAACGGCTGGATCGAGCCATCTTTTGCACGAATGCGCAGGCATCTATCGGCGTAGTGTGAGAAATCATTCTTGAGCCGCTGGAATACGGCGAGGTCCTGGTCACTTAAGCTGAGCAAGCAAGTCTTCGAACTGGACCGTCGCGTCGATGTCTACAGCCTGCGCCGGCTTCCCGTCCGTCCTGTCTGCAACCATCTGGATAGCCTGCATGTCGCCCGCTTCTGCCTTTTCGAGCAGAACCTTGGCGATGTTGCGCAGCTTCTTGTGGTCGTCGCCGGCTGCGGCAATCTCCATGCGCAGCGCATCCGCAAACGGCTTTTCCTGCCGCCTGCCGCTATTCGCGTTTCCTGCCATTTTAAAATCCGTAACCGTATGAAAGCGTTGTCGGCCTTCCGAATTGAAAAAGGCCCGCGCTTGGCGAGCCTGTTAGCCTGTATGGGATGCGAGGCGGCGGCCGAACCGGATTTATGTTCGCTTCGCATTGAATAACCCCACGCCCGCTGATCAGGCGGATCGCCGTGTTATCACGGCTGGAAGATGCGCATCGTAATCCGAACCGCAGTCCGGGAGAGGCGTCCGGGGTCTTGTTTCGCTACACCGTCTTGGGACGGCGGTTGAATGGGCTGCTGCGATCACCGCAAGCTGGCGAATCTGTGTTGGTGCGCAGGAGACCAGCCAGCCTATGAGTGGCCAACTCCATGTTGGCGTGACCTGCCCAACTCGATCCGCTCTCGCGGAATCAAAAACCCGCCTCGACGCGCAAGACGGGTAACATAATCACATGGCAGAAAATCAGTGATTTGCGGCGGTAAGTCAAGTGCGGAAGAACCGGGCAAGCGAATTGCACAGAATTCTAACGTCTCCGATCATGTGGTGCGTCCACTGGTCCTGAATGATGCAGATATCGAGCGCCGCCCATAAGTTGACATGGCGGTTATCGTTCTGCGCTTCCTGAATGGCCTTGCGGCATTCGTGGTAAGCTTCCTTGGTGTCGCGCACCCAATCCTCGTATGCCTCGCTGACTTCATCGCTTGGTTGGCCCATCTCGCCATCCAGCACGACACCTGGAGCCTTGATGGCGCGGAGATACGACGTGCGCAGCGACATGAAGTTGACGACAGCCTCATGCTGGCCTTCCGATAGTCCGTCTCGCGGACCTAGCAGATTGAGATAGCCAATGAAGGTTGCTGCCTTCTGATCCTTCGCCCGTTCTACAGGTAAGCCTGTGTGACGTGCCCTCGCCTTCAACGCCACGATATCGGCGGGCCCGTGATCGATGCCAGATCGTGATACGCGCCCGCTTGGTTCTCTTGCTGCGTCCTGCATGTATGGCCTGCCCCTCTTTGCCTCTCGTTTCGCCGCTTTAGTCCTCGCCTTCATGCTGTCCCTCGTCAGTTGCCGCGCGTCTATTGCCCTGAGCGGATGGCGGCGGCGGCGCGCAAGTAAGCGATAGACATGGTCCCACAGTCACGACGCTCGTAGATACTTGTCGGGAATTCCTTGGCCATTTCATCCGCTCTATCGCTCAACGTGTCGCAGGTCTTCGCCGCTTCCTCCCGTCCGCGCTTCCTCTCATCGTAAAGCGCCCTGCTGACGACATAGATGGTGCCTTGCGACGGGAACGCCTCAATGTCCTGAATGAGCTTCGATGCCCGCTGCATCAGTTCGTCGGTGAGCCTGTCGTTCTCCATCACCCCTGCTCCTTGTCTTCTGAGAGGGCGGCGTCGATGGCGGCATTGAACAGAGATTTGCAATCATCCTTCGCAGGCCAGAATGCATCTCCATCCCACGCTTCGATCGTTGTCTCGTTCATCGCGCCTAGCATCACCTCTGTCGGCTCTCGCATCGCTCCGATGGCTACGCGGGCCTTCTCGCGCCAGTAATCCCGCTGCTCATCAGGAGTGCAGCCGTTAGCTGTCTCGCTATCGGTTTTGGCATCCCAATTTGCGCCATCACTCGCGCTGAGCGCCCTTGCGACTTCCTCTACCTTTCCCATGTGCTGGTCCTTTCAGGCGGCGAGAAGAACACGCGAGGCGATTTGTTCGCTCCTGGTGCCTATCCCGATTGATTTGCGACGATGACATTCACACCACGGCCCTTCTGACGGTGCCCCGCAGAACAGATGCAGTTCGCCTTTGTCCGCGTCGTTCACCGCCCATCGGCACTCATGGGCACCGAGCAGATGAATCGGCCTGCCGACTGTCAGGCGTTCGCCTGCGATGAATACAGGCTCTGGAAGCGGCTTAGGTGGCACGGGCTCGAACAGGATAGAGGGCGACACCACCTTGACGCGGCGCTTCGGTTGCGGCTGCGGCCTTGGCGACCTGAGCAATTCGCTGGCCGGTTTCGCCCTGCTCTTGCGCTTCTTGAGCGCTTCGACGCGCTTGCCGGGATTACCCGGTGGATGGCTCAGGCCGATTTCCTTGAGCTTCTTGTTGCGATGAACCCGGCCTATGACCGCATTGCGCGAAACACCGAACAGTGCGCCGATCTGACTGGCGGACATGCCTTCACGCATGAATTCTTCGAGGCGAGCATCCTGTTCTGGCGTCCAATAAGCCATCACAGCGCCTCCATGTTGACGTGCGGACGCCAAGGGCATCGAGGGTCATTGATGATCGGATCGCCCATGACAACGCCGGTCAGATTGCGGTTGTCGTCCGGTATCTCACCCCTGCGCTTTGCCAATTCTTCGAGATTGCTACGCCCCGCCATGCCACGAAGGCCGGCGGCCTTTTTCCCGGCAGCCCCTTCTCGCCATTCCAATTGACGTTCCAGTCTTTTTCTCGCGCTCATGCTGCCTCCTGCTCACCGCGCGCTAGGAACACCCGGTCCCAAACGCCACGGTCGAATGATGAGTGATAACGATAGGTGGATTGGTCGAACCAAAGCCCGACCTTGCCCTCAAAGTCGCCATTGCGCTGTTTGGCGACGTTCAGGAGGACGCCGGGCTTCTGGTCCAGTTCGTGGCGCTCGACCTCAGTCTTGGCTGCGCCTAGTTCTTCCTCGTGGCGACGGTTGCGCCACACCGTCAGG